GCGCTTGGCTCAATGTTTCAAATATCTTCTGTAGCATTTATGATAATTGCTTTTTATCTAATTGATAAAGGACTATGAGCAAAGACTTTGAGTACGAAGAAAAGATAGCAGAGTTATTAGAAATACCTTTGAAGTGTCCTCATTGTAAAGAAGTACTAAAAGAGTACGAAACAGAAGAAAAACCTATTAATCCACCAGTTAAAAGATATTGGATGAAATGAGTAAAGTAGAAGAATATAAAGCAAAAATTACAAAACAGTTTGATGAACTGGAAGAAATGATGAACAAACAAATGCATCTTACTCATCCCGAATTAGTCGAGGAAAAGATGTATTCAATAAATTATAAGTGGCATTTTATATCTGAAGAAGATAGAGACTTCTATCAAGGATGTAGATATGCCATTGAAAACGGACTAAAGTGGTGAGTGGAGTATATAATCAAACTTACTTTAATAATAGACCTGAAGAAAAAGAAAGAGAAGGTGTATTGTATGGAGTCATTTTAGTCAATCAAAAAACCTTTGAGCGCGAATGCATCAAAGTCGGAATCGCTAGTGGTAAAGACTGGCGGCACGTAATTAAAAGAAGTCGTGGATTTAAAGGATACGATTTGCGTATACAACGAACCTACCACGATACAATCTATAACTGCTGGCAAATCGAGCAGTCCCTTCATGAACAGTTTAAGCACGATAGTTATAAACCAAAACAAAAGTTTGGTGGGCATACGGAGTGCTTTAACATAGATTCAAAAATATTAACGTACTTTCCAAAAAATAAATCTTGACTTTTGGTTATTCGTTTGATATAATATATTCATATTTAGGAGAAAGAAAAACTTTGAGACAGATAGTACCGCCAACAAATTGTCCAGCATGTAACAGTGATTTGGAACTTGTAAACGATCAACTATTTTGTCGCAACAGTCTTTGTCCTGCACAGTCAGCAAAGAAATTAGAACACTTTGCACGAACAATCAAGATCAAAGGTCTAGGTCCTTCGACTATAGAAAAACTTGGTCTTGAGACTTACAATGATATCTACTCGTTATCCCAAGAGCAGATATCAAATTTATTGGGATCAGAGAAATTAGGTACGAAACTACACAATGAGATAGAAAAATCAAAGAGTGTCGACCTTATAACTCTACTTCCAGCTTTTTCGATACCGCTGATTGGCTCAAGTGCTTCAAATAAATTAGCGAAACACATCTCATCATTAAGTGAGATAACCCTAGAGATATGTACAGAAGCAGGTCTGGGTCCGAAAGCGGCGTCGAATCTTATTGATTGGTTAGTAAACACTTTCCATTTCGAAGAATACTATAACTTACCCTTTTCTTTTACTTGTAAAAAGCAAATACAGGTCAGTCCAACTGACACTAAGGGAACAGTTTGTATCACAGGAAAGTTGAAAAGCTATCCAACTAAAGCAGCCGCTCAACAAGTATTAGAAAAGTACGGCTTTGCAGTTAAGGATAATTTAACGAAAGATGTTACTCTCGTTTTAAATGAGAGTGGTATTGAAAGTGCAAAAACCAATAAAGCAAAACAAATGGGAATAACAATATATAGTAATATAAAAACATTATTAGAGGATAATTAAAATGGCATTACCAAAATGGACAGACGAAAGAACTCAACAATTAACAGATTTTGTTGGTTCTGAAAGCCCTATCTCTCAAGCTACTGTTGCTAACGCAGCTGATGAACTAGAAACATCAACTCGTTCAGTATCAAGCAAATTGAGAAAAATGGGATATGACGTTGAACTAGCTTCAGCATCAGCTTCTAAATCTTTTTCTGAAGAACAAGAAGCAACTCTAAGAGCATTCGTTAGCGATAACTCAGGCTCTTACACATATGCAGAAATTGCATCACACTTTGAAGGCGGAAACTTTTCTGCTAAATCAATTCAAGGAAAAATTCTTTCTATGGAACTTACAGAGCATGTAAAACCAGCTCCTAAAGTAGAAACAGTTAGAACTTATACTCCTGAAGAAGAAAGCACATTTGTAGAAATGGTTAACGGTGGATCTTTCGTAGAAGAAATCGCAGACGCATTAGGCAAATCTGTAAATTCAATCAGAGGTAAAGCTCTTTCTTTACTTAGAAGTGGCGACATCAACGCTATTCCAAAACAAAAAGAAACAAAAGGCTCAAGCAAAACTGACGTTTTAGCAGATTTAGATATCGCTGGAATGACTGTTGAAGCTATTGCTGATGAAATTGGAAAAACTGTTAGAGGTGTAAAAACCATGTTGACAAGACGTGGACTAGCATGTTCTGACTACAACGGCGCAGCTAAAAAAGAAATCGGTTAATTAAACCTTTTTATTTTAATAAGCAGGGGTAGATCTACCCCTGCTTTCTGTTGTACATTTTACTTGGGAGAGTTCATTGAATATTGCGTCGGCGTTACTAAAACAAATTATTGTTCAGAAAGACCTTGACACATGGTCTAAACTAAAAGAACATTACCTACCTGGTGAATATCAGTCAATATTCCGCATCCTTGATAAACATATAGATAATTATCAAGACCTTCCACAATTCGAAGATCTCCAATATGAAGTGCGAGATCGAAAACTTCAAGAAAAAATATTCGCAATCGAGTCAGTAGATGTCGAGGTAGACGCGTGGCTTTTACTTGACTATCTAAAAAATGAATATGCACAAATCGAAATACTAGATGAACTAGATAAGTATATCGACAATACAGTTGCAATGGCAACAGCAGAAGAAAATATAGAACAACTCCAAGAAATAGTTTTAAGGGTAAGTGACAAGGTAGATGTCAAAGCACCTGAAGAAAGTATGCAAAGCATTTCTTTGTTTGAAGATGACAAAGAACTAGCAAGTTACTTACCCTTAGGACTCAATAGTGAGTACGACTCTCAAATCCAGTTCTCTCCCAAAGACTTAGTGCTTGTGGGCGGGAGACGAGGTGCAGGTAAATCTCTTACCTGTTGTAATCTAGCTTCTAATGTATATGATTCAGGGCGTAGTGCTTTGTATTTTACAATAGAAATGGACAGTAGACAAATTCTTCAGAGAATTTGTTCAGTCTCAACTAAAATTCCACTTAAACGATTACGCAGTAAAATGCTTTCATCAGAGGAGTGGAGTAGAGTTGGCGGCTGGTGGGCAGGACGTTTTGATGGTGGACATGACTTATTACCAGAGTTTGAAAAAACTCATGACTTTGATACATTCCACAAGAACTTAACAAAACTTCCCTTACATAAAGAAAGACAGTTGGATGTTATCTATGATCCAGCCCTTACTCTTTCTAAGATACAGTCCGAACTCGATAAAAAAGTTAATCAACTTGATGTCGGAGTAGTAATAGTAGATTATCTAAACCAAGTCAAACGTCACAATGCACCAAGTCGATCTGGTCAATACGACTGGACAGAACAGATTGAAGTAAGTAAGAAAATGAAACTTTATGCACAAGAGTATGAAACATTGTTTTTTGCACCATATCAAACAGATGCTAGTGGTGAAGCTAGATTTGCAAAAGGTATACTGGATGCTGCAGATGCAGCGTTCTCTCTTGAAACATGGGAACAATCAGATAATTGCATGACTTTTAATTGTACAAAAATGAGAAGTAATCGTATGCAAAGTTTTACTAGTGAAGTAGACTGGGAAACTTTAAAGATTGGACCTGGCTCAGCACTGAATCCGAAAGAAAGAGAAGATATAGAAAGTAACATGAAAACTGGAGAAAACGTAGACGACATATGATTTTATATACAGAAGCACAATTGATGATAGCATATACTAGGTATGTGCGAAAGTTGGAAGAATCTACAGTAAAAGTGATTACTCCAACAATAGAGGAGTTTCGTAAAATTTACGAAACAGAATTAGAAGAACAACTATGGGATGAAATAAATGACTAAAACAGAAAAAGCAGCACTACAAGAATCAGTAGTTCAAGTAGCAGTTGCACTAGCAATTAACTTTCCATTACAAACTTTTATGTTATGGTTAATGATAGAAAGATGGCAATGGGAAAGTGCTTTTCTTATCTCTTTAACAACAACTTTTATAATGACAGTTGTAGCATTAATCAGAACATACATGATTCGTATGGAGATAGAAAAAAGACGCAGACACGGAATCTGGAGAAAACAGCGTGGCAGCAGATAGAATTAGTAAGGCAACGGCAGAGTTAGTAGCTCTGCCACCTTATACATGGGAAACACGATCAGTTAAGTTTCTATTGAATCAGAAAAAGATTTATCAGAATATAGAACGAGTACCTTTAAATGAACCACTATATGATAGTATTATAAAACATGGTATTGAATCCCCCATATTGTGTATGCCCAACTATTATCCAATCGCAGGAAGTCAAAGAATGAGAGTGATGTGGGAAATAGTAAGAAAACATAAGGATGGATGGATGTTTAAAACAATGAATGTAAAAGTTTGCCGATTTGAAAAAGAATGGTGGAATATGTTCTACTTGTGGGGAGATAAAAAAGAAAGAGATCGAATGATTGCAATTTGGTTTCAAATGGTAGAACTTGCTTGGAAAAGTAAGTATTATGAGCATGAGACAGATCCAAGTGGAAAAAAGATGACAGATTTTGAAGAACTTGGTGATAAACTGAAATGGAAACACGATAAAAAATGACAGTAGAAGAACTACTACAAGAACGAAAAATACAGTATAAGTTATCTCCAGCAGATGCTATTGTTGCGTGTCTCAATCCTGAGCATGACGACAGTAATCCAAGTATGAGAATTGATAGAATTACTGGTGTATACAACTGCTTTTCTTGTGGTTTTAAAGGTAATATTTTTAATTATTACGACGCTCCATCGAATCCTTTAGATATTCGTAGAGAAAAGATCAGAAGAAAAGTAGAAGAAAAAAGAGCATCTTCCGTAGGATTGAAGATGCCAAAGAATTTTATGCCTTATGTAGGTAACTGGCGTAGTATTACTCCAGAGACTTACAAGTTGTTTGATGCCTTTTTGCATCCAGACAAACCTTTTACAGGCAGAATTTCTTTTCCGATTAAGGACTTGACGGGAAGAATAGTAGCATTTAACTGCAGAACACAGTCCCCAACTGATGTTCCAAAGTACTTAATACATCCCCCCAAAGCAGTATTGCCGCTTTATCCCGCTCGAGTCCGCCCCATTAAAGGGCGAGTAATATTGGTAGAGGGAATATACGACATGATAAATCTACATGATAAAGGTTTAGAAAATGTAATGTGTTGCTTTGGTACTAGAAATATTGATATTGAAAAACTTAAATTGTTAAAAATGCAAGGAGTTACTTCAGTAGATATTTTATTTGATCCTGATGAAGCAGGACAAGAAGCAGCCACTCGAGTCGCCGAAATGTGCGATATTGCAGAGATACTATCAAAAAATATAAAATTACCAATACAATTAGGAGATGCGGGGGCATTGAACAAAGAAAAAGTAAAACAATTAAAGGAACAATTATATGGCTAAAATAGCACTAATAGAAAATAAACCTAGTCGAAATGACTATGTTAAATTATTTAATAACGAGTTTGAATTTGATAGATTTGCATTATGCTCAGATCCGTCAGTAAAGAAAGTTCTAAAACGAGATGTTGATATTGATATTAATATTGATGACTACAAGTGGATAATTCTTGTTGGGTCTGAATGTTTAAAATTCTATACAAAACAAAACTCAGTAACAGAATACAGTGGTCGAGTTATAGATGACAAGTTTTTACCTGTTATTAACCCAGCTATGTTAGCTTTCAAACCAGAAGCTAAGAAAACATGGGAAGAGTCTCGAACAAATATTGCAAAATACATTGCAGGAACATTGAAGCAACAAAAACTTGGAGACGATAAATGTTATGGAATTACAGATTCAAAAAAACTACATGAATTCCTTATCAATGCAAGAGATCATGCAAATGATTTTATAGCACTTGACTCAGAGACATCTGGATTATATCCTCGAGATGGATATATGCTTGGCATTAGTATATCATATGAGCCAGAACATGGAGCGTATATAGACTGTGAGTGTATTGACGAGACAGCAGAAGTATTACTTCAACAAATATTTAACAAAAAGAGAGTAGTATTTCATAATGCTAAGTTTGACTTAGCTTTCTTTGAGTATCATTTTAACTTCAAATTTCCAAGATTTGAAGATACTATGTTACTACACTATATGCTAGACGAAAATCCTGGCACACATGGTTTGAAACAACTATCACTTAAGTACACACCTTACGGAGATTATGAGAAAGGTATGTATGAATGGATAGATGATTACTGCCGTAGAAATGGAATACTCAAAGGTAGCTTTACTTGGGATATGATTCCTTTTGAAATTATGAGAGATTATGCTGCAATGGATGCAGTGTGTACCTTCTTACTATTTCAGAAGTTTGAAAATGCACTAGTAAAGAATGATAGATTATATGGAGTGTATAAAGATATTCTTATTCCAGGCTGTAGATTCCTGACAGATATACAAGATCATGGTGTACCTTTTGATAAAGAAAGACTACAGACATCTTCAGTACTTATGCAAGATCAGATTGATGAAGCTATACAAAAGTTATATACTTATCCAGCTATTAAAGAATTTGAACACTCACAAGGTAAAGACTTCAATCCAAACAGTACAATGCAACTACGATCTTTATTGTTTGATTACTTAGGATTAAAACCTACAGGTAAGAAAACCGGAACGGGTGCGGACAGTACTGATGCGGAAGTGCTAAAAGAGTTAGCCGACAAACATGAAGTGCCTCAGTTAGTGCTTGACATAAGACAGAAAGTAAAAATCAAGAGTACATATCTTGACAAAATTTACCCACAACTTGACAGAGATAGTAGACTTCGCACAGGTTTCAACCTACACGGAACAACTTCTGGAAGGTTGTCATCAAGTGGTAAAATGAATATGCAACAGATTCCTCGAGACAATCCAATTGTAAAAGGATGTATTCGAGCTGCAGAAGGTAAGAAGATAGTTGCAATGGACTTAACAACAGCAGAAGTATATTGTGCGGCCGTGCTTGCAAATGATAAAAACTTAATGGATGTATTCCGAAGTGGTGGAAACTTTCACTCAAACATTGCAAAGCTCGTCTTCAATCTTCCTTGCGAGGTAGATGAAGTTGCAGAACTATATGGTACACAAAGGCAGATGGCAAAAGCCGTTACATTTGGAATCATGTATGGAGCTGGACCAAAGAAAATCAGTGAACAAGTCACCAAAGACTCAGGAAAATACTTTAGCATGAATGATGCAAAAGAAGTTATTGAAGATTACTTTCAACAGTTCTCTGGATTGAAAAAATGGTTAGACAATCAAAAACGATTTATCGAAGATAATGGATTTATATATTCTCACTTTGGTAGAAAGAGAAGATTACCAAATGTATTCTCTGAAGATAGAGGAATTGCATCTCATGAAGTAAGATCAGGTATTAATTTTCTAGTACAATCTATTGCTTCTGATGTAAACTTACTCGGAGCGATTGATGCCCATAATGAAATTGACAGTAGTAAAGCAAAGATATTTGCTCTCGTACATGACTCTATTCTTGCAGAAGTAGACGAAGATTATGTAGACGACTACATGACAATTGTAAAAAATTGTATTCAAAAAGACAGAGGTATGTCAATACCAGACTGTCCAGTTGGATGTGACTTTGATGTCGGAGACGATTATTCCTTTGGTAAGTTTGAAGAAAAGTATGAAACTAAATGATATTCGTTTTCCAGTTTATGTAGTTCACACTGATGATGTTCTCACAAGAGATGGATTGTTATGGTGTGATGGAAAAGTAATAGACGACAAGAATATAGAAGGAAACTCCTTAGGAGAAAGACGATTAAGAAGTCCAATAAAACATTTATATGATTTAAAGTATCAAATAGATGACTTTGGAGGACTCATAAAACATAGAGGAAGATTCTATGTAGATTCAAATGGAAAGTTTTTCATTTACGAAAAAAGTAAAAGTGCAAAATTGAAGTATCACTTAATAGGAAAGTTAGAACATAAAGATGTTGCTACTCTTATGTGGATTCAAGGCATACCTTTTCCTTTTGAATTACCAAGACCACCTGCAATGACAATGCGTTACGCAGGTATTTTATATATAGGTGATAAACCATCTTTCGTATATGATTTCTCAGAAACTTTACAGAAAGATAGCTGGAGAAAAATATGATAAGAATGGCATATGCAGTACCTTTTTGGTACTCTAAAAAAGACAGGATATCCGACGAAGCCTGTGATGAAATAATAAAACTCGGAAAAGAAAATGGATTAGATAAAGCAGGAATATACGGCGCTACTGGAACTTCTCAAAAAAGTAATAAAAAACTGCGAACATCAAATGTATCGTGGTTTGAGAAAGGACATTTCTTAGAAACTATGTTACAAGGATATACTACGCTAGCAAACTTAGAAGCGTGGAACTTTATTGTAACAGGTAAAGAGCAAATACAGTTTGGTGAGTATAAAACAGGTGGTTTTTATAACTGGCATACAGATTCAAATTTGAATCCTTCAGTGCCTTTTCGAAAACTATCTATTACAGTTAATTTATCTGATCCAAAAGATTATCAAGGTGGTAACTTTGAACTAAAAAATCCACAAGGGCAAGAACTAAAAATGCCTTTAGGACAGTTAAGAAAAAGAGGAACAGTAATTATTTTTCCTTCTTTTCTACAACATAGAGTTACTGAAGTAAAAAGAGGGACACGATACTCACTAGTTCAGTGGTATAATGGTCCCGAGTTTAAATAGGAGATAACATGGCAAATCATGTTTACTTTACAATAAATATATCAACAAATGAAGAAGGAGAAAAAGCCTTTGACAAAGCTCTTGTTACTCAAACCTCAACATATAAAGATTGGGAAGGCACGGCTAGAGAAATGGAAGAACTGTCAGAGTTACACACCTTACCTTTTATGCCCGAAGCAGAACTAGATGAAGAAGGATTTGTAGTAAATTCGTGGGATTATTACTGCGACAATGTAGGAGCAAAGTGGTGTAACATTGAAGATTGGTCTAGTGATTGGCTTAGTGGATATTCTGCTTGGTCACCCCCTTCTCAGATGTGTGAAAACATAATAAAATATCTTATGAAATTTGATCCAAATGTTTCATTAAAAATGACTTATGAAGATGAGTTTCGAAATTTTGTTGGAAAACTTTGGATAGACGCTGCAGACGGTGAAATTTCAATTGACGAAGAAGAAATGGATGGGGATGAAATAACAGAGCAAGTTGCAAAACATTTAGGACTTGAAGAAATACCTGAAGATTTTGAATGGGGCGAGGAGTTTGAAATGGAAGATGGTGATACAGTATATCCATATGAAGTTTCAGATGACATAGTATATGCTTTCTTCGAAGAATGATAGTAGTTAATTTTTTCGGAGGAGCGGGGTCAGGTAAGTCGTCACAGGCTGCTGGACTCTTTTGGGCAATGAAAGCCCAGCATTTTAGTGTGGAACTTGTAAATGAGTTCCCCAAACAGCTCGTCTGGGAAAAGCATACAGATCCTTTATCAGATCAATTATATATTTTTGGAAACCAAAACCGACAAGTTTATCGGCTCGAAGGACAAGTTGAGTATTGTATTACGGACTCTCCCACCCTTTTGAGTATCGTCTATAAAGACGCATATTCAAAATCCCCGTACTCAGACGCATTATCTCAGCTTGTCCTAGAGAGCTATTATAGAAATAAGAATATAAATTTCTTCTTAGAACGCACAGAGAGTTACGAAACTACAGGGAGAAAGCAATCAAGAGAAGAATCAATGAAAATTGACGCAAGTCTAAAGAACATTCTTGATAGTAACAATATTAATTATAAGACATTAAATTATGAGAACGAAACCAATATTCTTCTTACAATGTTAGAGTATGTAAAAAGTGAAAGCAGTACTCTCTAACAGAATATACATGGAGGTAACTTCTTCTTATCAGTCACAGCTTGATAAAGAACTTACATACAGTATACCCCCAAGGCGACCAATCGATCCACCCATCATAATTAAAAATATGGGTATAATTCGTGCTGGTCTAGTTACTGTACCTGCAGGTCGTACTGATTTAATACCAGAGGACTACGAAATTGTTGATAAGAGGGTTGACAAGCCAGTAGAACCTTATGACTTTAAGTTTACTTTACGAGAATCACAACAAAAAGTATATGACGAAGTTGATAGTAGTTGTATAATTAACGCTTGGGTAAGCTGGGGTAAGACATTTACTGCGTTAGCTATCGCAAATAAATTAAAACAAAAAACGCTTATAGTAACACATACATTAGCGTTGCGATCTCAGTGGGAAAAAGAAGTACAAAAAGTTTTCGGGGTTGCGGCGGGTGTGATTGGCTCGGGAAAGTTTGACATAAATAGTAACATTGTCGTTGGAAACGTACAAACTCTCTATCGAAATGTCGACAAAATCGCAAATGAGTTCGGTACAATTATATTGGATGAGATGCACCATGTATCTTCGCCTACTTTTACCAGACTTATTGATGCCTCTCGCGCACGATACAAAATTGGACTTACTGGTACAATGCAGAGAAAGGATGGACGACATGTAATATTTCGTGACTATTTCTCAAATACAGTATTTAAACCACCCAAAGAAAACTATCTTACTCCACGAGTTGATATCTTAAAGAGTGGAATAAGATTTCATGATGGTGCACTTGATTGGGCATCTAAAATTAACGCACTTGCATATGATTGGGAATACCAAAATACTATGGCAGTGCTAGCAGCAAGTTATGCTGCAAAAGGACACAAAGTTTTATTAGTAAGTGATAGAGTTGATTTTCTAAAAGCGTGTGCTCGTCTCATTGGTGATGATGCAATCTGCGTAACTGGAGCTATTCCATATGAAGAAAGACCTGCGCTTATTAAAGAAATTTATAATGATAAAAGTGTGCTATGTGGAACACAGTCGATTTTTAGTGAGGGAATTAGTGTTGATTGTTTGAGTTGTCTTATATTAGCTACTCCAGTAAACAATGAACCACTACTAACTCAGCTCATAGGTCGTGTTATACGGATGTATGACGGAAAGCCTCAGCCTGTAATTGTAGATATACACTTAGAAGGGCGAACAGCTAAAAAACAGGCAACTGCAAGAATGGGATACTACATACGACAAAGCTATGAAGTATCTGAAATATAGCATGAAAAAATATATCTTGACATGGAGTTAAATTTTTGATATAATATGTTATTCTATAATTGGGAAAAAGTAAAAAGGGAAAGCAATGGCAGTGTTAAGGATATCTTAACAATCCTCCATATACTTACTTATAAACTTCCACCAGTGAATAGACATGACAGAATATATAAGTTTTGGACTAAAAATTTTCATGGACATAGTTTCTTGTTAAATCCAAAACCTTTATTTATTCAAAGAAGGAGATATTCAGATAGCGAGATTGCGCAGTATGCAGGTGTCGCTTCTCTACGCAACTATTTTGAATATCAAAAAACGAAAGACACCAGATTAGACCTCCTTCACTTTACAGGGAACGAGGACAGTATTAAAAACAATAGATTACTAAAGATAGAGGGCGATTATATTCGCTTTTTGTTTGAAGAAATCACTATAGGAGAAATAAAATGGCAATAAAATTTAATCAAGCCAAGGGCGAAGCCCAAAAGAACAAAATCGATAGCTACCAATATGTAGAAGGCGATAACAAAGTAAGAATGGTCGGTGACATGTTACCAAGATATGTATACTGGCTAAAAGGTGAGAATGGAAAAAACTTACCGTTCGAATGCCTATCATTCGATAGGAACAAAGAAGCATTTACCAACGTAGAAAAAGACTGGGTGAGAGAATATCATCCTGAGCTTAAGTGCGGCTGGTCATATGCTATTCAGTGTATACATGATGGCAAAATCAAAGTGCTTAATCTTAAAAAGAAATTACTTGAACAAATCATGGTAGCAGCTGAAGATCTCGGTGATCCTACCGATCCTGAAACTGGATGGGATGTACATTTTAAAAGAGTTAAAACAGGCCCAATGGCTTATAATGTTGAGTATCAATTACAAGCTCTTAAATGTAAACCTCGCCCATTGACAGAAGCAGAGCAGGAGCTTGTTTCTGAACTTAAATCTATGGATGAAGTCTTAACTAGACCTACTCCAGATGCTCAAAAAGAGCTACTTGATAGATTGAGAGAAGGTTCTAGCAATGAGCCTGATGAAACAATTTCTGACGAATTCGATATTTCTTAGGAGAGCATTATGTTAACAGTAGGAGACAGATTCCCAGACTTACACATGAAAGGTGTAAATGAAGAAAATGAAATCATTGATGTAGATGTATTACTTGCCGAATGGTCAGTAGTATATTTCTATCCAAAAGATTTTACTTTTATTTGCCCAACAGAAATAGCTGGCATGGACGAATTAAGTAGTCGTTGTGATGTTATTGGTGTAAGTGGAGACAATGAGTTTTGTAAACTTGCTTGGAAAAAAGATAACTCTCTCATTCGAGACATAAAACATATTCTTGCAGCAGATTGCGGTCTTCGACTTTCTCGTCAACTAGGAATAGTTAATGAGGAGGAAGGAGTATGCTATCGTGCAACTTTTATAATTGATCCCGAAGGAATCATTCAACATGTATCAGTAAACGCACTAGATACAGGAAGAAGTGCAACTGAAATCTCACGAACACTACAAGCCTTACAGGCAGGTGGTCTAACAGGGTGTTCTTGGACACTCGGGGACGAGTTCGTAGGATGATTTTATTTACTGCAGATTGGCATATTAAACTTGGACAAAAGAATGTACCAATAGCTTGGGCGTGCTCAAGGTATAAGATGTTCTTTGAACAAATTTATGAACTTGAAAAAGACGTTGATTTGCACATCATTGGTGGGGACTTGTTTGACCGAGTCCCCAGCATGGATGAACTTACACTTTACTTTGACTTTGTAAAGGGTGTTTCAGTAGATACTATTATATTTGATGGTAACCATGAAGCAACACGCAAAAACCAAACATTTTTTACAAATTTAAAAAGAGTTACAGAAGAATTAAATCCTTTTGTAAAAGTATATACAGAAACTTTCTATAAAGACGATTGGGCAATACTGCCTTATGCAGACTTACATAAAAAACAAAGTATAGAAAATATTAATACAGACGTACTATTTACTCATGTCAGAGGAGAAATACCACCTCACGTTACACCAGAAGTAAATTTAAAAAGATTTGATAAATTCAAAGTTGTGTTTGCAGGAGACTTACACGCACATAGCAACACACAAAGAAATATAGTATACCCTGGAAGTCCTATGACTACAAGTTTTCACAGAAATAATGTTGAGACAGGGTATTTGATGATAGACGATAATGATGGATTTCAATGGACATGGCATACATTTGATCTACCACAATTAATTCGTAAAACAGTTACAGATCCTAGTGAGATGGTACAAACAGAGTTTGACCATACAATATATGAAATTGAAGGAGATGTATCAGACTTGAGTAATATCAAGAACAGTGAATTACTAGATAAAAAAGTAATTAAAAGAAAGACAGAAGCAACTCTAATATTGGACAAAGAAATGACAATAGAAGAAGAACTAGGAGAGTACCTAGGTTATATATTAGAGTTAGATAATGATAAAGTAAAAAACATTTTAGGAGTATTCAGTGATTACGCTAAAGAAGCTAACGTGGAGTAATTGTTTTAGTTATGGTTCGGACAATGAACTTAACCTTGATGAAAGCATAGTAAACCAACTAGTTGGAACAAATGGAACAGGAAAAAGTTCAATTCCGTTAATACTTGAAGAAGTATTATTTAATAAAAATTCAAAAGGAATCAAAAAAGCAGACATACCAAATCGTGAAGTCAACAAAGGCTATGACATAGGTTTGACTTTTGATGTTGTAGATGATGAGTATGAAATCGAAGTAGTACGCAGAGGAAATATAAAAGTAAAATTATATAAAAACAAAGAAGATATTTCTAGTCATACAGCAACAAATACATACAAAACACTAGAAAAGATTATTGGTATTGATTTTAAAACTTTTTCGCAGATTGTATATCAAAATACAAATGCAAGTTTGCAATTTCTTACTGCGACTGACACAAATCGTAAAAGATTCTTAATTGATCTTTTGCAGTTAGATAATTATGTAAAATACTTTGAAGTTTTTAAAGATTTATCACGAAATTTGAGTGGAGAAGTTTCAGTCATACAAGGGAAAATTGACACAATTGATAAGTGGTTATTAGATAATAAATTGGAAGATACATCACTACTTTCGAAATTAGAACTACCATTTTACTCGGAAGAAGATGAAGAGTCTTTGCGGTCTTTACAATTAGAATTCCAAAATATCTCAGAAATTACGAAAAAAATTAACCAAAATAATTTATACAAAAGCCAGTTAGAATCCCTTGATTTAGGCTTTGCGAAAGATTATGTTGCAAAGAATGAATGGCAAGACACAGAACAGTTAGTAGAAGAAATTGGAGAAATAAAATCAAAAAGTTCGCAAGAAGTACGAATGGTCAAGAAGTATATGGACTTGCAGGAATTAGATGCTGCAGGATGTCCAACTTGTGGTCAAGACATAGACATAACATTTATTAAAAAAGAATTACATAAACATCAAACTGCTCGTACAGCATACTCTGAAAAACTAGAGGAAGCAAACGACAAACTAGCAGACATGAATGCAGCAAATAAAATGCTAAAACAAATGGAGCAGAGAATAAATAGTTGGGAAGAAGTCTATCGAAGTATAGATCAGACACTTCCTTTACAAGTTCCAGATTCCGAAGAAGTACAAGACAAAATAATTAAATTAAAAGAGAGAATACGTAACCGACAAGAAAGAGTAAATGAAGTTATAGCGGAAAACGAAAGAATAGAAAGACATAATACTCGACTCTCCATAATTGAAGAACAACAAAGCGATTTCGAAGAACAACTACAAGAACTCTCTACAGATATTATAGACGTAGAAGATAAACTTGGTCATGTTGAAATATTGAAAAAAGCATTTAGTACAAATGGACTACTTGCATATAAAATTGAGAACTTAGTAAAAGATCTCGAAGAATTAACAAACGAATACCTTGCAGACTTATCGGATGGAAGGTTTAGTTTAGAATTTGTTGTCTTAAATGACAAACTTAATGTAGAAATAGACGATAATGGAAAGTCAGTAGAAATTCTAGCCCTTAGTGCAGGAGAACTCGCAAGAGTTAATACCTCAACACTATTAGCAATTAGAAAACTCATGAGTAGCATCTCAAAGTCGAGAATAAATGTACTGTTTCTGGATGAAGTAACAAATGTATTAGATGAACAAGGAAAAGAAAGACTAGTAGAAATTCTACTGAGAGAGGAAAATTTGAATACTTATATAGTATCACATGGCTGGACACACCCACTATTGTCCAAGATAGAAGTTATAAAAGAACAAAAAATTAGTAGGCTCGAACTTGGTTAATCCTAGACAAAAAGGTCACCGAGGTGAGCAGCAAGTATTATCTATGCTTGAAAGACTTACGAATGAAAAATGGGTACAAACTCCAGGATCTGGTAGTGGAAAGATCAAAGGGGATTGCATGGTACCCGATAAAGTAAACTTATTTACTGTTGAAGTCAAATTCTATAAAGATATTGGTTTCAATAGTAAAATATACACTCAGAAAAGTAATAATCTTTTCAAATGGTGGAGTAAACTTTGTAAACAAGCACAACAAATGGGACAAGAACCACTGTTGATATTTAGAGAGAACCACGGAAAGTTCTTTGCAGCAACAGTACGAAAACCAAAAAACACATTGCGGTATATGCACATTGCCTGGCTAGGTGCTTATATACTAATCGCAGAACACTGGCTAGAAAAAGAGGAGATACAATTTACAAATGGCGATAACATTCTCAGACCTTGGGAGCCCAGCTCCAAGTGGGAACTTGCTGATAGTTGATAGTCTCAATATAGCATTTAGATGGAAACATCAAGGTGTAACAGACTTCAAATATGATTATGTCCGAACAATAGAAAGTTTAGCAAAATCATACAACGCAGGTACGATTGTAATTACTGCTGATGGTGGTAGTTCATATCGTAAAAATATATTCCCCGAATATAAGGCAAACAGAAAAGAAAAATATGCAGAACAAACTCCTCAAGAAGAAAAAGAGTTTGCTATGTTTATGGCAGAGTTTAGTAATACTTTAACATTACTGAAAGAAAAATATCCAGTATTTCAATTCAAGGGAGTTGAGGCTGATGATATTGCAGCATACATTAGTATGAATTTAGATAAGTACGGACTAGACGAATGTTGGATGATATCATCTGATAAAGACTGGGACTTACTTATTAACGATAGAGTTTCTCGTTTTAGTACAGTTACTAGAAAAGAAACTACAATACACAATTGGGATGAACATTATGATTTTGATATTCCTGATTATATAACATTCAAATGTCTGACTGGCGACAAGGGGGACAATGTTCCAGGTATCCCTGGAATTGGTCCAAAGCGCGCAGTGCAGCTAATGGAACAATATGGAGACGTTTTCGATATCTATGATGCTTGCCCAATAGACGGAAAGTATAAATATATTCAAAGCCTCAACGAAAATGCAGAACAACTTCTAGTAAACGTTGAGCTTATGGATTTAATTACTTACTCAGAGGAAGCAATAGGAAAAGAAAACACAGAAGTTATTAATACAACTTTAAAAAGGCACTTAAATGAAAATTGATTTTACAAAAGACAAACTTCTTACAGAGTTTAGTCTTAAAACACTAGAAGATAGGTACATGATTGGCGACGAAAGTAGTCCTCAAGAGGCTTTCGCTCGAGCAGCAAAAGCTTTCGCAGATGATGAAGATCATGCACAAAGACTATATGATTACGCAAGTAATTTATGGTTTATGTTTTCTACCCCTGTACTTTCAAATGGTGGTACAGAACGAGGTATGCCTATCTCATGTTTTCTTAATTATGTAGAAGATAGTCGAGAAGGTATTACAGAACACTACACAGAAAACGCTTATCTATCATCTTTTGGTGGTGGTATAGGTGGATCATGGAGTGCAGTTCGTTCACAAGGAACAAGAACCTCAAAAGGTTCAGAGTCCACAGGTGCAATTCCTTTTATGAAAGTAGTAGATGCAGAGATGCTCGCTTTTTCACAAGGAGTCACTAGAAGAGGTAGTTATGCAGGTTACTTACATATTACTCACCCTGAGATAGAAGAATTTTTAGATATTCGAAAAGCAACGGGCGGGGACATCAATCGTAAGTGCACCAATCTACACCACGGAATAGTTATAAATGATAAATTTATGGAAACTATACACCGTGCAACAAAAGAAGAAAACTTTGATGATAGTTGGGAACTTATTGATCCTCACACTCAAGAAGTTAAAAAAGTAGTGTCAGCAAGAACACTATGGGTAAAATTATTACAGAATAGAATGGAGACAGGCGAACCCTATCTTATGTTTGAAGATGCTGTAAATCAAGATTTACCCGAATTTCAAAAGAAGAAAGGTCTCTATGTAAATCATAGTAATCTTTGTTCTGAAATCACTCTTGCTACAAATGAAGAAAGAACAGCAGTATGTTGTCTATCAAGTGTAAATCTCGAATACTTTGATGAATGGTCAAAGATTCCAGCATTTATACCAGACTTAGTACGAATGTTAGATAATGTATTACAATTCTTTATTGATAATGCACCTAGTCAAATGGAAAGAGCAAAGTACAGTGCTATGAGGGAGAGAAGTATTGGACTTGGAGCTATGGGATTCCATGCATATTTGCAAAGGAATAGTATACCTTTTGAAAGTATTGGAGCAAGTGCCGTAAACTTTACAATGTTTAAGCACATCAAAGAAGATGCATTACAAGAAACTCGTAGACTTGCTGTTGAAAGAGGAGCGTGTCCTGATGATGATAGTTGCGAAGTAAGAAACGCACATTTATTAGCGATTGCTCCAAATGCCAGTTCTAGTATTATTTGCGGAAATACTTCTCCAAGTATTGAACCTTTTCGTGCCAATGCTTACACTCAGAAAACAAAGAGTGGATCATTTTTACAGAAGAACAAATACTTAGAAGCTCTACTCGAAAAGAAAGAAGCAAACACAGAAGCTGTGTGGAGAGATATTGTCTCAAATAAAGGAAGTGTACAACATCTTGAAATACTTACACCAGAAGAAAAAGAAGTCTTTAAGACTGCAGTAGAAATAAATCAAGCTTGGGTAGTGGAACACGCTGCTCAAAGACAAGAGTTTATTTGTCAGTCTCAAAGTGTAAACTTATTTTTTCCACCTGATGTGAGTAAGGGGGATCTTCATAATGTACATATGCTGGCATGGGCAAAGAATTTAAAAACGTTATATTATCTAAGAAGTGAGGCAATTAGCCGAGCAGATAATGTATCAAATCAAGTAAAAAGGGAAATAATCTTTGAACAAGAAGATTGTTTAGCGTGCGAGGGATAATGAGTTTATTAGATGAAAGAAACTTTTATAAGCCGTTTGATTATGGTTGGGCTTATGAAGCATATAAAAAACAAAACCAGATGCACTGGATGCCCGAAGAAGTTCCTCTACAGGACGACATTCGAGACTACAAAGAAAAATTAACACCTGCAAATAGAGCCTTAGTAGATAATATATTTAGGTTCTTTACACAGGCAGATGTTGATGTTTGTTGTGGTTATGCAAAACACTACTTACCAACATTCAAAGCTCCTGAAGTAAGAATGATGTTAGTATCTTTTGCAGCAATGGAGGCAGTGCATCAAGATGCTTATTCTTTGCTATTGGAAACACTAGGAAAAGAAGAAGAAATCTACAAAGAATTCATGGATATACAAGAAATGGTAGAGAAACATGAGTATTTATCAGACTTTAGTATGAATTCGAAACATGATATTGCGAAAACTATGGCAGTATATAGTGGATTTACAGAGGGAGTACAATTATTTAGTAGTTTTGCTATATTATTGAATTATCCTCGACATAATTTAATGAAAGGTATGGGACAGATTGTTACATGGTCAATACGAGACGAAACTCTCCATGTTGAGAATGTATCAAAACTTTTTAGAACTTTTATTGCAGAGAATCCTGAGATATGGACAGATAAGTTAAAGTATGAAATCTACTGCGCTGCAGAACGAGTTGTTGAACTAGAAGATAAGTTCATTGATATTTGTTTTGATAAAGCAGAGATTCCAGATTTAACAGCAGCAGAAGTAAAAGAATATATTCGTTACATTGCTGACAGAAGATTATTAGGATTAGGAATGAAGAATATTTTTCATAGTGACGAGAATCCGTTACCATGGATTGATATGCAAGTAAATGCAGTTGAGCATACAAACTTTTTTGAAAACCGTGCTACTGAGTATGCAAAAAGCAGTACACAAGGAAATTGGCAAGATATTTTTAAATAGGAGAAAATAATGAGTCCACAAGTAACAAATGAAGAACCGATTCTAGAAATGGATGGTAAAAAATATGTCATTTCTGAACTTTCGGATAATGCAAAGTATTTTGTAGGAGCTTTGAACAATATTCAAGTAAAAATGAATCAATTAAAAGTTGAACAAGATACATTGACACTTGCTCAAGAGGGATTTACTTCTCGATTGAAACAAGAAGTTGAAAAACCTTCGGAAGAAGATTCAGAATAACGAAAGGGGCTTTAAGCCCCTTTTTTATTGTCTTTTAGCATGAACAATTCTTTGTTCATAGTTTTCAAAATGCTTAGGATCACTAAAATGTATATCGCAAGCAACAGACAGTCTTGGTTCATCCTTTATGTTTTCTTTTACTCCATGCCAAAGGTGGCAATCAATTAAATGCAACTCCCCTACATTATTAGGAATATGACCTACATCATCATAAAAAGTAAAACAATTATCAGGTCCTGAGATAAAAATGTTACAAGCATAAAATATATTTTCAGGATGACCATGATTGTGCATAGGTATTCCTTCGCCTTTATTCAGAATATTAACCCAACATTGAATCCAAAATTCATCTTCATCTTGCATAATTGGTAAGTCAAAAAACTTTTTTGTTATATCAATTTCAGGTATGTAATTTAAAA